ACTGTGTGAAGGTAACAGTACCGCTTCTGTCAGATAACGTGTTGTTCTGTCCGGCAATAATAGAAGTTCCCGAGGAACTAAAGCCTGCACCGGTAACAGAAGATGAGCAACCCACGTTCACCTGTTCTCCCGTATAGTTACCGTTTATATACTTACGTTTGTACGAGGTCACCGAAACATCCCGGGTACCACCTGAGGTCTCAAATGACAGTGATTCCGGATTGACGGAAAGAGTATATTCCCAAGTAACTTCGCCGGCAGCCTGACTAAGAGAGACATCCGCAATTTTATCACTTTCAGCCTGAGTAAACCGTACTGTACCATTACGTTGTGATTCCGTTCCGTTTGTAGTGGCAGACACCGTATTCCCATCAACAGAAAACGCATCGCTACCCGAAGTCACAGCCGAACTGAAACTTACAGAGACAGGATTACCTGAATTGATGCCGTTTATCTTCTTTTGTTTATCTGAAACGACAGTCACATTCTGTGAACCGGCAGCATTTGCAAAATTCAAAGCGGCCGGAGTTACGGAAAAGTGGTATTCCCAGCTCACCTCACCGGCAACCTGACTGAGTGAAACGGTTATTGTCTTGCCGGAATCTGCCTGCGTAACAAGGACCGAACCGCTACGCTGTGATTCCGTATTGTTCTGTTTGGCCGTTACCGCCACATCCTCTATGGAAAAAGTATCCGTCCCTGAATTTACAACAGCCGTATAGTCCACCTGTTCTTTTTCGCCGGTGGAGACGCCACCTACAAACTTCGTTCTGTACGAAGTAATGGAAAGCCCTTTCACTTCTTCGGCCGCTCCGAATGAGAGTGATCCCGGAGAAACTTCCAGAGTGTATTCATAGGTTATCTGTTGCGACAGGTCGTACTTATGCTGCAACGTTTCCCCGTCATCGAATACGATCATGGAAGCCGGATGTGTTTTCGGGTGGATATAGCCTGCCAGGTTATTCAATTTCTCACGCTCCTCGGCTGTAAGAAAAACATGATTACTGTCCTGAATCACATCAACGAATGCCCCCCGCCTGTCCGTCTTGAGCTCCAGGAAAGGAACATTCTCCGGTTTGACAACGCTTGCCGCAGCATAATATTCGTAGGCGATAGGCTTTATGATACCATCAACATACTGGCGTTTGACCGGAGAGTTCGCCAATGTCAGATAAATAGGCATCGGCGTGCCCACCATACCGGAAAACGGTACGACCTTAAAACATCTGTTCCCTTCGGCGTCAGTTCCCTCCAGAGCAACCAGCCCGGCCGTCAGGTTGTAGGTTTCATCAGTGTTTTTTGTAGCCCGGCATCCCCTGATAATGCAGGGGCCGTATTCCTCAAAAAAGCCGTCCAAAGCTTTCAGTGGTTCGGATTGCAACTCCAAAAAATCTTCCGCTGCCCATTGCCGGATTCCCGGCACTTGTACATGTCTCTTCATTGCTGTATAATTTTATAGGTGATTAATGCCTGCTTGAATTTCTCTATATCGATTTCCACCAGGCTCTTGTCTATGTTTTTAGGAATGTAAACTATAAAATTTACTCCCTTGAACTTATCCCTTACCTCGTTCTCCAACGGTACAGGCCTTGTTTTTCTCTCGTCCTCCAGGCTGATTTCCGGCCACATTGTCCGGCCCTCACTTTTCAATCCAACCAGCAACAGCCCGTTGTTAAAGGTTTCTATCCGGATATTGACAGGTTCATTGTATTTTTTACGCAAATAACCTTCAAGGACTTTTACCTGTGAATTTACATTCACCATCATCCGGACATTGTCCCGCCATGTAGCGAACGCTTCGAACAACTTCTGCAATACAGCAACGAAGCCGGAAAGAAAAGACAGACGCACCGGTTGCCTCTTATGAGGTGGCAACAACTGCCGTACGAGGTTCTTACAATTCATTCTCAGATTCATATTTCCAGTTCCTTTACAGATTTAAAAACAAGCCGGCTGGTAACGTCATATTCAAAATATCCAGATTCCAGTTCCGCGCAGATATCCACCGGCGAGAAATCCTCATCCGTAGCCCCCTTACGTTCCATCGCCAAAAGGTTGCAGGTTGTCACTCCCGGAACATCCATAACGGCATCAATAAACCGCTGCCTGTATATCATGGAATCGAACCCCTGCGAGGACTTGAACGTGTCCAGTGCGGCGGAAACATCCGTATTTATCTGTGTCAGCGGAACGGCCGGATCATAATACACTTCCAGATCATAACGTATCTTATCCTCGGTAGTAGAAACTATGGTGGTATCCACTCCTGCGAACTTGATCGCATCAATGTAACCGGTAAAATTATACCTTTCTTCCAGTGAGAGCGGAACGATATTCCCGTCCGGGTCCCACTTGGCCGCTTTAATGACAAGCCGGTTGGTTTCTTCACGAATAGCCACCACCTTGATAATCCGGGCATCCGGATTGTCTTCCGGGTAATAGAGCATTGCCTTTTCATCATCGAACAGAAGCTCATGCCCGTTCTGGAACCGGTAGCACATCTCGGCATACCATCGTACCGTTCCCGGTGTCACTTTCTCAACCAGGGTGTCCACCTCCTTCCTGAACATGTCCAGGATTATCTCAAACGTATGTACGACTACCGCAAACACATACGTCCACAACCGCCACTCCGCCACTTTAGAGGTGGAAAGAGAAAGCCCCGATTCCTGTCGTAGCGAATCGATGATACTGTCTTGAATTTCTTTAATTGTTCGTGCCATAGTCTTTCAAATCATAAGTTGTTACGTCCTTGTCTATTTCCCGAAGGATGTTCTTTTCAATCAGCCGGCTGTCCGTATCGACAAGCAACGTGCTGCCCTCAGGTAGCGGTAAATCAAAATAGAAACTTCTGTCGCTTTCTTCAATACCGGCTTCCGTTATTGCCTGCAAGTCATTCTCCATACCGGGATTATCCTGCATGAGCTTACCCACCGCCTCGCATGTACCATACTGTTCTATGGCAACGTCATATATTGTCTGGTTCGCCTTAGCCGTTACTTTCTTCATACTCCGCCACTACATTATCCAAAGAGACTTTCGACACTTTCATGCCGTCCCGCGTGAATTCCTTTCGGATGCTCCGCAAAAGTCTGTCCGGTTCATTGTCATTCATATATTCCAAGGCTCCCACACCCGTTTCCGGGCTTTCCTTGTAATGTCCTTTATCCGCCAACAGTATGTCCCGCTGGTGCTGCCCGGTACTCTCCACATAGAGAATGTCACCCGCCTGCAGGTCGATATCCCCGTTAGCCGTATGTCCGATATCAATCATAAGCCCTCCCCGTTACGATATTGTACACTGGAATGTCCCTGTCACCGGCCCGCCCATTGCCGGGGCTACAAGGCCGGCTGTATAAGTTATCTGGGCGCTTTTTATGGCATCCACCACTGTGGCGGCTATCTTGTCCGCCAACTTATCCAACGCGTCTTCACGTCCTTCCTTCTGGTTCATCACCTCGGTAAATGCCGATTTGATTCCGGCTTTGATTGTTGCTTTTACTAATGGCATATCCTATTCCTCCAAATAATTACTCAAGTCCTGTTGCACTCTCTGAAAGTCAGCGACGTTGATAGGCGGGCCGCTGGGCCCTACTCCTGTGGTTACCGTCAGTTTCTGTATGGCCGTCAATAGATCACCGAGTGTTTTCTTCAGTCCCGAACCGCCTTTCCTTAAGGTAAGGCCGCCCTTTGTTATCTTCACAGTCGTCTGATCCGACAGGAGCGTCAAGGCTTCCGCCTCATGGGTGACTTTCGTCTTGCCGTTGGTCACTTCCAGTTTGCCCGCATCGATATGAACGCTCACACTGTCACCTTTCCTGACGTCGATATTATCAAGGTCGGTCTTCAGCTCCAGATCGCCGCAGGTTAAAATAACCCCGTCTATCTCACCGAACCGGCATACAAACATCTCGTTGCTCTTTCCGATACGGCATACAAGGACGGTGCTTTGCAATCTGGGAATAAAGGCAAAGCCCTGCAATTCCGAATTAACCAATGCACGTAACCTCACATCAAAATAGTCGACCTGCCCGTCACGCCGTACCGTACAAGTGTACTCCTTCTCATCCACTTCCGTCACAACGGCCGGAAAAACACTATCTCCGCCTTGCCGCTCGTGAATGGCACGTCTGATTTCTTCTATATCCTTCATACCTTGATACCGATTTCTATTTTTCTACGTGCGCCGCCCGTTCCGAACGTCACCTCCGTACTTTCTATGTAATAGTTCCCGCCGCGTTCCCGGTAAACGGGATCATCCAACTGCGCCACCATACCCGGCAGTGCATAGGGAGCGAGGAATGTTTCAATCCTACCCCGGTATCCGTCAAAGCGGTAGCGCTCCAATTCTTCGCGGGCCAACGCTTTCAGTTCACCGGCATCCTTCACGTCATAGTAATAGAGTGTTTTTGTCTCACCGCCCTCTTCACCGATTTCCCCCTCTATCTTTGTGCCGTCCTTATAATAGCATACGGCCTTCACCTTCAACCGGACATCCTCGGCGAGTTGGTACTTCAGCTCATCATCCTTGATGACATTATAACGAAGCCGGTATTTCACCGTTTCGCCCTGCACTTCGTGTGCCTTGCCTGCGTACAGATTGCCGTCGATGTCAAAAAAGACGGCCAAACCGTACTCCTTTTTGAGAAAGCCGAGCACCCAGCTGCCGGGCTTGTTATTAACGACGAAGTTCTTTAATGTCAGGTCTACACAATAAGCAATATTCAAGTCCGGTAAAATGGTATTCAAACACTGTTTTAACGTTGTTTCCTTTCCCGAGAAAACGCAGTTTACCCGGCGGGTCGCATAGTATTCGTCCTCACACTCTATTTCCAAAGGAACCTTGTAATTCAATCGTTTCACGTAACCGGCAAACTCGGTACTCAGGTTACCGTCATAACCCAGCCTGATTTCCACCCGGTCGCCGACCTTGACAGCCTGGGCCGTTTCTATATAGGCCGGAGCCTCTCCCGTATGTTTAAGTACGGCAGTAACCGGAACCTTGATCACGGCCGTGGCGGCAAGGCTGTAAATGCTTCTCTTTATCCGCACATCATGTACCGATTTGAAAGAGACATTCCCGATCCTTATTTCCGAACAGAGTATAAACATGGCCTATTTGATTATGAGTTCAAAACTACGGTCCGTCACCAGTTCCATCTTAAATATCTGGACTGTTTCGGTTCCTTTCATGTCCGATATATCCATGCTGCGGATAACCACCCGGTCGTCTTCCTCGAGGAAAATGTCCGTAAGTGCGCATTTCAGGATAACGGACTCGTTGATGTTGTAGAGTTCATTCAGTTCCGTCAGGGCCGCCTCGGGAAAATCATCGGACAGGGCAACACCCAGTATGCTGATTTCGTAATCATCCAGGCTGATAAGTTCCTTAACCGAACCTTTACGTCCTACCATTGCCGTTTCTACGATATTCTTCTTGCCGGTAAAGGAAATAACGGCATTAGGTATCTCATACTCCTTACCTTTGTGCTCCAGAACAACGGGCATGAAATAATATCTTCCCATGGCGTCTTTCTTACGAAGGACAGAACCCAAATCCGTATTCGTCTTTTCGCCGGCTGTTTCCCCGTCGTACTCATACCCATCGCCGGACTCTGAACGGTCTGCCGCAGGCAACCACACACCGGGGTAAGGCAGTCCTTTGTAACCGATGACATCCAGCAGAATGTCCTTTATATTGAAATTTCCCATAGCTACACCTCGTATATTTCGTTGAACACATTGATAATCTCCTGCCGGATGGTGTCTATACCCTTCCCGTCTGTATTCTGTACATGGATGGTGATCTGGTCGCATACGCGGTCTATACGTATCGTCCGGGGCTGCCTTTCACTACGATATCCGGACTCTGCCTTTTCCGTCATACTCCTCGTGTCCTGCATTACGTAGGCATCGGATACGGAACCTAAAGAGACCGGAGTGTTCATGGCAAGGGGAACGGTTATCATGGCGGCAATTTTGCGAACATTCAGCATGATGTCCTGCAGATAACCGTTCTTTTCGGGAGTGTATTCCTGGGCGTTATCTGAGGCTTTTGCCGCATCCAAAGCCTTACCGGACGCACCGACAGCCGAGGTCGAAGCGCCGGGGGCAAGGTTCACCTGCAGGGGAGACAGCTTTCTTGTTGCGGCAGTATAGTCGGAAGACTCGTTATAATTCCGGACGGTACCGGCATCATTCAGATTCAAAACTTTCTTAGACTTGGAACTCTTGGCAAGTTTCTTCATCAGGGCATCATAATCCACCTGCGGGGTAACGGCTGCCGCCGGTACTTCCGGTACCGGGAAGCCGGAACTGCCAACACCGTTCTTCTTATCCTGTGAGGCCTGCCAGCTCTCGCTTCCGCGCTGCGTGCCCTTATCCCATGCCGCCTGCCAGTCGCCCCTCTGCTTTATATCCATACCGATAGATACGGGGTTGGCACCCAGTACCCCCTTGCCGATATCCATAAAACCGGCTTTCGCCTCTTTGGCCGCTTCCCTGAAATTACCCTTTACCAGGCTCACCAGGGCGGAACATACCTTACCCAAACCGCCCAATACCTGTTTGAAAGGAGCCACGATGGAATCAATCAATACACGCCCGAATTCTTTGACAGTCTCCCAGCAACCGTATATTACCCTGCGGAAATCTTCAAACTTCTGCCAGCAGTAAACTATGGTGGCAACCACTGCACCGATGGCTGCCGCTACCCATGTCAGCGGACATGCCCACAGTGCTGTGTTAAAGGCCAGCTGCGCACCGGTCAGAAGCCATGTCGCGCCTGCCTGGATACCGTCCCAGGCGACCTTGGCCTTTTCAAGAAGAATAACCGATTTCGTACGGGCATAATTGATTAACAGGCCGGTGGACAATGCCGCTATGGCGGCGGTCATCCCCCATATCAGGGGGTTGCCGTCCTGAAGCTGTGCGTACCACCATGAAAACAGACTGCCGATAGCATCTACGACCGTACAGAGACCGCTCAGGACAACACTTGCAACATCCAGCCCGGTACTGATTAGCGGTAAAACAAGCTCACCTACACTCAGGCCGATGTTTTTAAATTGGTTCCATACTTCGGTTACTTTCTGCATCGTGTTCCTGGAATAGTTCATGGCTTTATCCGTCTCGCCGGAAGATGCGGAAACCTCATTCATGGATTCGCGCAGCTTCACAGTGTCTGAAATCATAATGGCAAAAGCATTCTTTGCTTCCTTGTCAACCAGCCCCAGTTTTTCAAGCAACGAGGATTTCTGTTCGTCATTCAAACTACCCATCACACCCTGCAAATCGGAAAAAATATCCACAACACTGCGTATCTTTCCGGTATCATCGAATACCTTCACGCCGGCTTTTTCCATTTTACCGCGTACATCGGCGCGCCCTAATACTGAAAAGGCATTCTCCATAAGTACGGCGGCACGTTCGGCCGACTGTCCTTTTCCGGTCATGTAGGCAAATGTTCCGGCCACTTCCTTGTAGGCGATACCCAGGTTACTGGCACCGGCTATCAGATTGGGCATATAACGGGCAAAGTCGGCAAACTCGCCGGCACCGACACGCTTGGCGGCGAAGAATGTGTCGAGCACTTCCATGGCCGTAGTGTTCTCCTTGCCGACAATGGACAGGGTTTGAGCCAGTGCACCGGAAACAGTGTCAAGGTCGGTAAAGCCGGCCTTGCTTCCTTTTAGCGAGGCGTCCAGTATGGAGAGCGAAAGGTCTACGTCATTGAGTTGCGAATTTATCTTCTCAAATCCGACAGGAGCCACCAGAATATCCGCCTTATTATCTCTGGCAATCTGTTTGAGCCTGTTACGAAGTTCCACAAGTGACTTGCCTTCCAATTGGGCGGTGATATTCACCTGGGCCATACTCTCATCGAAATTCAAACCGGCTTTCCCGGCAAACCCCAGGGCTGCGGAAGCGGCAACCAGCGGATTGCTTATCAGTTCACTGCCGGGAATGGCGGCAAAGGCTTCCCGGCTCCACTTCTTGAATTTCCCGCCGTTAAGGGATTCCAGCTTGTCAATCTCTTTATTGAGCGCTTTCATCTCCCGATTATATGCCCGGATACCCTCAATGTTATCGGCAGGAAGCCATTCGCGCTCCGCCTGCAGCAGGGCAATCTTCTCGCGCAAGGCACCCAACGTGCGTCCTGTCTCATTGAACGTTTTGTTCACGCTAAGGTTTTTCTTCTCCAGTTCGGCAAATTTTCCCAACATTCTATCGGAAGTTACAGTAATATTGCCTATCTTAGCGGAAACCTTATCCTGAAGACTAAAAATATATTCAAGTGTATTGGCCATGTTGAGTACTGTTATTGCAATCTATGTTATCGCCGGTTCGGCTTATTGGGCAATCCGGTTGGTGCCGGCTTTCCTGAAATGGGTGCTGGTTATCATAGCCATTCCGGTACTGGTTCCTGTCTCAATGGTAAAATCCCTGCCTGAATATCTCAGGAAAGAAGGAAAGTGGTACAGATATCGTTGGCTGGTCTATATGACATTATTCCTGATAACCTTGAACATTATCCTATTCTTCCTACCTGCATGACGGACAGCGCCCATTCCGCCATCCGCACCTGATGTGCCCACTCCTCATCTGACAGTTCCGTCGGATCCATGTGAAGCACAGCCCGGATAAGGGTGTCGGACATGAACAGCCAACCGCCCTTGTCTCCGGTCTGCGTTCCGCTCAGAGCTTTTTTAGCGTAGCCTCCTTTATCTCGATGATTTCCGCCAGCTGTGCCGATACGCCCAGGAACAGGGCATCATCGGTCTTGATGATTTCGTCGCCCTCGAGCCAGCAATTATTCAACAAAAACTCGTTGTATTTCATCGGATCGGACTTGCCGATAACAGCGGCCGCTCCGAGTGCTTTGCGGCTCGGTTTTTTAAGATAGGCCGTATGCCCGTCGACATCCACGCGATAGACGTCGCCGTATTTTTCCTTCCATTCCTGAATCTTCTGTTCTACTGTTTTTTCTTCTTTCGTGTTCATCTTCTTATCTGATTAATGATTGATGTTACAAAACGTTATATTCTATGTCCAGAGCAATGAACGGCAGGGCGATTTCCATCTGCAGGTCATCCACCTTTATACCATGAGGTATCTCCGTAATGGATACGTTCACCACCTTGTCGGTCGTGACAACGCCGTTGTCGGGTACATAGGAGACTATCACATCAAAGTCAATGTCAGTAATATCCTCATAACCTTTTTCCTGTGCGGCGCGGTTCAGGGCAATAAGCTCGCTTTGCAGAAGTGTTATCGTACCCTCATACTCCTTCTTGCCCTTCTGGATACTGCGGGCTTTCCTGCCGGAAGCAAACAACGCCTCCTTCTGGCGCTTTGATTTGTATTCAATGCCGCGAAGTCCGACGACTTCCCTGCCAAGCATCACGACATTTACATCGACCCAGGCGTATTCCCTGGAATTGAACACTGTTCCTATTGCTGTTGCCATAATCATGCTGGATTTTCAAGTGATAAATTAACGGTGATTTCTCTCAGGGTGGCGAGCGGGACTATCTTGCAGGTGATTTCCATGTGACCGTTTGCAAGGATATTCTGCGAAGGGTCAATGTATGCCGTAAACGAACTGATCTCACCGTTCATATTGGTATTCACCGCACGAATGATGCTTGCCTCGAACGACTTGCATATAGCGGTAGGAATAGTACCGCTTTCAGGATCAACCTCGATGTTGTCCAGGATCTCGTCAATATACGTACGGTAAGCTATGACGGCCGCCTTATCGATGACGCGTCCGGAACTGAGGTAGCAGTAGCTGTCGGTCGTGGGCGCTGCCATGGCATCGCCGTTAAGGTAGTAGCCGTTCTTGCCTATATAGGTACGGTAGAAGATATAACCGGCATCATTCAGAATTCCCAGTTCGCTGAAATGCTCTTCAGGTGTCTTGCCGTCCGTCATATAACCGGTAGAGGCTATCGCCCCGTCACGTACGCGGCCGAGGTTCTGGTGTACGGAAATCTTGGCCGCGCGTCCCAACACCTGACCGATCGCAGCGGAATACAGCTTGCTTTCGCCTACCTTTCCGTCCGAGGCCATAACCACCGCAATACGGTTACAACTGCCTTCACGAGGCTGGTACAAACCGTCTGTTTCACCCGTCCAACCGATTGCGGGGATGAATACCCGGAACGGTGCTATCTTCTCAAGGAAAGCGTCTGCAACCGTCTGGGCAGCGGCGATGGCGGTGACGACATCCGTATCCAGGCATTTTTCTGCAGTCAGCTCATACTCGGCCGGGGTATTCCTGTTAATACCTACAAGACGGATACGTCCTGCAGCGGAATTGATAAGTCTATTGAGCGGGGAACCGTCTTCATTAGCACATATCTGCGTCAGTGTGGTGGCCTCGCTCACCACAAGCAGGTGCAGTTCAGCGCCCTCACCGGCTGCACTGTAAAATGCGGTAAGGTCTTTGACAAGCAGCGGGTTTGTCTTTTCTTCAATGCCGTATTTTTTCAGGTCTGTCATACCGCCGAGTACATAGACCTTATTCAGTTCCAGTTTTTCCGGAACTGCGGTACCGGTAAGGATCATGCCGGAAATACCGTCATCGGACAGTGTGACGTTGCCCATGCTGCCGCTGCCGATTACTATCTTTACGTTTGGTAAATTCATTGTCTTTTCATTTAATAGGTTCTTAACTCGCCACATCCGATGCACCTTTGGTGAGCATCTGCGGCTTTTTTATCGTCCGGAAATACAAGGCCGTCACTCGTGACATGGAATTTCTTAGCACGAGGATAACATCTCCGGTATTGCTTCAGAAAGTCCGGTTCCTGTGTGATTTTCGTATTTTCAAAAGTTGTATTTTCTCCGTTGCTCATATATCAATTATGATTGAATGTCATTTGAAACGTCTTATAATGTAGCGTATGGCAATGCCGACTACCAACAACTTACCCAGCCTTATCCACAGTTCCTGCCACCATGTCAGTACGTTAGTCACTGGGCCGGGCACTTCCACTGGCTGATAAATAATCGAATCCTTTCCTTGTACATAGATTGTGTCAGGCCGGGAGTTTGCATGATATTCCAGTACTCCTCCGCTATCCAAAGAGAGTGAAGATTCCGTCCTTCTTCCCTTCTGTTCTTCAAAGGCTTTCATAATGATCCGATTATTACTGTCGCATGCCAAATAAGCGCGTAACCAAGCGGAATCAGGAGGAATTTCCACAGGAATGAGCTTTGGTATCTCTACCGGTTTAGGGAGATGCTCTGTCGCGTTCCTCGGACTTCCGCAACTCATGCAGTACAGGGCAAGCGGCAGAATGAGGACAGGTATTGACCTTCTCAACAGCCTTGCGTAGACGTGCCATTTCTTTTCTGATTGCATTGATTTCCTTTTTTAAAGGTTCTACAACTTCTTCCATCAGGATAGCCATTGCCTTTTTAACATTCTCAAGTTCATCGCTTCTGGTGTTGGTCTTGGCAGCTTCCACCTCTGCACGTAACTTTTCTACTTCCTGACGGTATTTTTTCGTATCTGTCCAGTTCTTGAATCCTCCGGCTGCCACGATAGCCAGAATGATTTCTGCAAGAAGCCGGAGAATTTCAAGATTACTCATTTACCTACCTGATTAATACCTATCTGTTTCAACCATTTTTGCACATCAAACGAAGGGCATGTTTTTGCGGCAAGCTCATTATGGCCTACAATTTTTACATCAGGAAATCGCTTGTGAAAATCTTTCACATAAACTTCCAGAGCTTTTTTTTGTGCTGCCGTTCTTGTATCTTTGGGCGTTTTTCCGTCATGTGCCACGCCACCGGCATAGACAATATGACGACTGACACTGTTATGTCCGGTAGCTCCGTTCGTAATTTCCCAAGGATCAACATTGGCATCCTCATTGTTACCTACCAGACGCTCAATATTGCCATCCAATTTAAAGAGATCCGTATATCCTACCTGCTTCCAGCCACGCCCACCCTTTGCGGTCGGGTTCGTGTGCCACGCCTTTATATCGGCGGCTGTGACCTCACGACCTTCAGGAGTGGCTGTGCAGTGGATAACCAAATATTTTAGTTTTGCCATGTTTTTAAGAAGCAGCTTTATAGTCCGACATAATAGCAGCCATGGCTTCTTTCTTTTTCGGCAGCACGATGAAATAATGACGGAAGTTCACGAGGCTACGCTGGTTCAGCGGGTCTGTTTTGGCCTCACTGTAATACATCGTAGTGGAACCAACAGCCTTAAATACACGTTTTGTATAGAAAGCGACAGATGCCTGATATTCGTTTGCTCCTGCAGCCGTTCCGAATTTTACTTTCGTTCCTGCAGCCTTATATACAGGGTTATCAGAGTATTCGTATACCTCAAAACCGTAGAGATTGGATATTTTACCGGTGGTATAGTTATAGTATTGGTCGCGGAATTTCTGGTCGGAGAGCAGCAAATCGTTCACGTGATCCGAACATAACACCAGACGTCGGCCCTGTACGGGGACTTTCATCTTGTCGAATTTGTCTTTCAATGCCACAATATCCGATATCTGCAAACGTCGTCTGCCACTCGCACCATCCACGTACTCACCGGTGGTCTTCAATACAGGTGTCTTTTCGGCGTTGCTGTCCGGAGCCAATGCGTGTATGGCCTTGGCATACTTCTTTTCATTAAGGGCATCGGCGTGACGTTCCTTCAGACTTGACATTTTATCATAGGATGACGCGTAAAGCTCATCATCCGTTACCGGTGTAGCTTTGGTCTGAAATTTGTCCAGGCTGAATACTGCATCATTGTCGGTGATTTCCTGTACATCCAGCGGATAAGTCGTGTTATTGACCAATACATCCGGATCACCACCAACGTCAATCATGTGGATTACGTCATTATCCGCGTACTGGGAATAATCAGGCAACCCGTCAAGGAAAGTGGCTACGTCTCCCGCACGAAGGGCCTTGATAAGTTCACCCGTCCATATTTCAGTTAATACTCCCTCACATGCCGCACCCTTGGGCATAAAGTTCCCCGACAGTGTAGAGATACCGACAGCCGTAGCCGCACCGGCAAAGGCGGGTATCCCCACCGTACAAGCCATGATTAGTCCCATAACCGCACATACAAGTATACGGCCCAGTAAATTCAATTTCATTTCCGTTTTCATTGGTTACTTCGTTTTTTGTTGTTAGTAAATCGGACAGTCCACACCATATTCCGCCTTGTAAAGTTTCATATAGGTGGGTTTGTCGTTGTCTCTTAATTCTTTAATTTTGTCGGAAGGGACATCCGAAAGTTTCTTCCAGTTCAAAGTCATGGCTCCGGTAGTACTGTCCTGATGAATCAAATCCATCGGTTTTTGTGCCGGTGTCATTGAGGCGAATGTTAACTTCAGGCTTTCAAGACCGATTTTCTTTCCGACCCCAATAAAATGTTCCTTCTTTTCTGCAAGGATGCGCTTCTCAGCAATGGCCGTTTCGACCGCTTCCGTAATACTTGCAAGTTGCATTTGCTCTCTCTCCTGTCTGAGTTGCTCGTTGGCCGTCTTGTAACCATTCAGCAATTCGATAGAAGAAAGAATCTCGTTTTCCGTCGCCGTTTCCGGCAGGCCCAATTTGAGGGCGATAACTTTGTAATCCATCTTTTCTTCTTTTTGATTATTGTTATTATAGGTCAGCAGCGGTAACCCTTCCGAGTTCTCTCCGGCTGCAAGTTTTAATTCTTTATCTTTGTAAGTAAATACCAAAGGCAGAGCGTTGTCATTCCCACCAATATCGACCATGCTTACCTCTACCAGCTTGCTACGCCATGCCACCGCACGATATTGTCCGGGTTTTACCAAGTCGGGATCATCGTTTGTTTCGGTGACTTCCAAATTTGCGGACACCATGCGGAGTGTCCCTTTCTCCCATTGACGTTTTGCCTGTTTGCTTTCCTCACGTACCTCGTCAAACCAGGGTTCTCCGGTAATCTTACCGTTTTCCTTCCTTATATCCTTGACGCAGCCGATGATGACACCACGCCAGTGCATCCAAAGCAGAACCGGGTTACGTTCATATTGGGAAATATCCACACCCTCGGTTCTTACCCATGTCCCGTAACAGTTTACGGATTCATCGCTAATGATTACTCGTTTTGCCATTTACATTATACATTGTTTCTGTTAGTGCGCATCCTTGCGCTTTATCCGTTGCAAACATAAGTTCACTAAGCAATCCCGGCAAAAAAGCGTGTAACCCTTACACACAAGTATGTAAGGATTGCATAATTCCATGTAATCCCTACACTCTTCTTTGACTTCCCCTTCATTACTTTACAATTTTGCCAGAAAAAGTAAAGTAATCATGACTAAGCAGGAACTGGAAAAAAACAAGGAACTGGCGCGACTGTACTATATGAACGGAGACACGCAAAAACTTGTGGCCGAAAAAACAGGAATGAGCCGGGTAACAATCAACAAATGGGTAAATGAAGGCGGTTGGGAAGCTATGCGCGTGGCAAAGCAGATCACCAGGCAGGAACTCGTAACCAAAATGATGCAGGAGGCGAGTAAGAAACTGGAAGATGGCGGAATGTCCTGCGATGAATTGTCAAAACTTTCGGCGGCCGTCAAGGGTATAGACAGACAAGCGAATCCTGTCACTGTAATTGAAGTGATGACTATATACAATGAATGGCTTGTTACACGCATGCAGGCAGATAAGGAGCTCACACCGGAACTGGTGAAGACTATGAACCGATATCAGGATACTTTCATAAAAGAATTGGTTACCAATAAATCATTATACAATGGTTACTAATACCCTTAAACAGGCACAAAAAAGGTGGAAGGAACTATCGGAAACGATACAGAACATGTCTACCGTAAATCCGGTCGAAACAAAAGTCGATCAGCAGGCCCGTATGGAGCGCGCCAGAAAAGACTATGCTTATTTCGTTGAATACTATTTTCCACACTATTGTACGGACAAAGAAACGGGTAAGGTAATCCCTTCGGCGAGACATCATATTGAAGCAGCCGGAAAGATTCTGCAAAAACGGACTTTGAAAGCTGTATTCAAATGGGCGCGCGGCCAGGCGAAATCCACTCACATGGACGTCATGATACCAATGTGGCTTATGTGTCAGAAACGGCGCGAGATAAATGTTATGGTGCTGATCGGAAAGTCGGAAGATTCTGCAAAGACCTTACTTGGAGACATACAGGCGGAACTGCAATATAACAGACGCTATACACATGACTTTGGAACTAAGTATAATGCCGGTGATTGGCTGGACGGAGAATTTGTCACTTCTGACGGTGTTGCCTTTTTCGCACGTGGGCGCGGTCAGTCTCCACGTGGACTTCGTTACCGTAACCGACGTCCGGACTATATAGTCATCGATGACCTTGACGATGATGAACTGTGCGAAAATGACTGCCGCGTACGTAAAATAACAGACTGGGTGAAAGAGGCCTTATTCGGTGCATTTGGGGCTGAGGGTGGACGCTTTATAATGGTTGGAAACCTAATAAGCAAGTGCAGTGTATTGGCAAACATTGCTGCCTCCAAAGGCGTAGAGGTTAGTCAGGTAAACGTATTGGATAAAAAAGGTAAATCTTCCTGGCCGGAATACTGGACATTGGAACGCATCCGGGAAAAGCGGGAGTTTATGGGGTATCGCGCCTTTGAAAAGGAATATATGAACAATCCTATCAAAGAGGGATCCGTATTCCGTAAGGACTGGATTCGTTGGAAAAGGATGTTGCCATTGAATAAGTACGATGAAATTGTGGCCTATTGTGACCCTTCGTTCAAAGGTTCAACAAAGAATGACTACAAGGCTATAAAAGTATGGGGGAAAGTCGGAACGGAACTGCACCACCTGTACGCTTTCGTCAGACAGTGCAGTGTCTCGGAGATGGTACGCTGGTTTTACGACCTGCACGAGAGATTTCCTGAAGATGTCATTTGTGAATATTACATAGAGGCGAATTTCCTGCAAGATATCATACTGGATGAGTTCACTATCGAAGGGAAACTACGGGGTTACCAGTTACCCATACAGGCCGACAGACGTAAAAAGCCCGACAAGTTTGCACGTATAGAAGCCGTATCACCGCTTTGGGAGAGAGGATTCATATACTATAACAAGGAGCTGCAGAACGATCCGGATATGCTGGCCGGAATAGAACAGACACTCTCCATGGAAAAGGGAAGCCGCACGCATGATGACGGACCGGACGCTGACGAGGGAGCTATCAATATACTCCAGCGACATACAAGAGAACAAGAATTACAACCCAGCTTCGGCTATCGCCGGAGCCCTAAAAACGCATGGTAATATGATCGGAATGTTTAAAGATGTGATCCTGAATTACAGGATAAAAAGAGCCGTAAAACTGGCTAAAGAATTATCGGAGGCAAGTCGCCGCAAGTACGTCGTGCTCATGGTTGCGGGAGTGCCGAAAGTGTATTCCAAACAGGAACTTAAGACCCTGATAAGAAAACGGGTATTCAAAAAGGGGGTTACTGTTCAAGATTTGGAAAAACGTGCCATTCTAATAACTGCACAGCCATGTTCCTGACGGAGAGTGACTATATCGTAGCATCGGCTGACGCACTGAAAATACTGCAGCAGAGCGATACCGTAAACAGGGAAAGAGCGGAAAGGATGGCGTGCGAGGAAATGGCAGGTTACCTGAGAAACCGGTATGATACGGAAAAAATATTTTCCGCTACCGGTGAAGAAAGGAACGACACTATCGTAATGTACGCCTGTGATATAACCCTTTACCACTTGGTTTCATGGCTTCCGGGGAAAATGGGACATGAAATAAGGAAGGAACGTTATGAATACGCCATCAAGTGGCTTGAAAAAGTGCAATCGGGTAAGGTTACTCCTGATTTGCCTACTTATATAGGAGAAAATGGGGAAGAAGATGTAAACAACCCTGTGAAATGGGGGTCAGGCAAAAACAATACTTATACTTGGTAACAATGGGTAATAAGAGACAATACACAGACAGGAACTTGCGTATCGGTAGGTTCAATCTGGCAAGGGAAAGCGACCGCAGGCGGGTAAAGTCCATGCTCGTGGAACTGAAATTACAGACTGAAGCACTCACACAGAAAGACCTGAAGAACTGGCGGCAGGCATGGCAAATGGCATTGAATGTAGAAAATCCGCGTAGGGGGCCATTGTATGATATTTATGCAGACGTGGATGTGGATTTACACCAAACCGGTTGCGTCGGGCAGCGGAAGGGCTTCACGCTGAAGAAAAGTTTCAAACTGATAGACGCAAAGGGGAAGGAGCATAAGGAAGCGACGGCATTCTTTGAAACGGGATGGTTCAAAGAACTGGTAGAGCATATATTGGATTGCCGCTACTGGGGTCATTCGCTTATACAGCTGGGTGATGTTGTTACCGTAGACGGGAAGATGCGGTATAAGAATGTGGAGTTGATACCACGCAAGCATGTGATTCCTGAATACGGGGTCATCATACGAGAACAGGGTGACGAGTGGAAAAACGGCTATAACTATCGGGAAAGTCCCATAGCCGACTGGGTAATTGAGGCGGGAAAGCCAAAGGACTTAGGACTATTCCTTAAAACCGCACATCAAGCGATACCCAAAAAGAACATGCTTGCATACTGGGATCAATTCGGGGAAATATTTGGCATGCCCATACGTATTGCCAAATCATCAACACGTGACCCCAAGGATCGTTCACGTATTGAAAACATGCTCTCCAGCATGGGGGCGGCCGCATGGGGACTGTTCCCGGAAGGGACGGATATCGATATTAAGGAAACGACAAGGGGGGACGCCTTCAATGTATACGACAAGCGCATAGAGCGTGCCAACAGCGAAATCAGCAAAGGATTACTCAACCAGACCATGACGATTGATAATGGTAGCAGTCTGTCACAGTCAGAGGTGCATCTGGAAGTATTCGAAAATGTGGTGGAAAGCGATGCCGATTTGGTAAAGGATATAGTAAATGACCAGCTTATTCCACGCATGATAAGACATGGCTTTCCTATAAAGGGGATGCGGTTTGTCTACGATGAAAGCATTGACTATACACCGGAACAGCAGGTAGCCTTTGAAACAATGATTGCGGATCGTTTTGAAGTAGACCCAAAATATTTCATAGAAAAATACAACATCCCGATCATCGGAAAGAAAGAACGGGGCACAGAAATACTCGCAAAACCTTTTTTCGATTGAGCCCCACTGACTATGTGGGGCTGCACAAAAGGGCAAAGGAAGTATATGGTAGCTCAGAACTGTTACTCTCTTCCACCACTTATCCGGATATGTCAGATATTGAAACAGCATTTGACGAAGCGGTAAAGTGGCTGCATAATAAAAAGGAGTTTACTACCCTTATGCTCAAGGATGATGCCATAGAAAAACTGGTGGAAGCAACCGCTTCATTTCTTTCCAAAGGTATAGAACAAGGAGTGGCAGAGGTTGCAGCATCTGGAATACTTATCAACAGCTTGCGCGAGAGTGTCGGCATTTTCTCAGGTTTTAAGGCCTTCCATGAAATGAAAGAGGCGGCAAGCATGCTGGTTGATAATAACGGTAATCTAAAACCGTTTGAACAGTTTTATAAGGATGTTAGAAAGATAAATGACACCTACAACAAGACGTATCTGAAAACAGAGTATGATTTTACTGTGGCAAGTTCCGAGATGGCTGTGCGTTGGGAAGAACAGCAGGATGATGCAAACGGCAGATACCTGTTACAATACCGTACAGCTGGCGACAAAAAGGTAAGAGAGGCGCACCGAAGACTTGAGGGTATTACATTGCCACCTGACGATCCTTTTTGGGAGAAATACTATCCTCCGAATGGTTGGGGATGCAGATGTTCTGCGGTAAAAGTACGTGCCACCAAATATCCGGCTACTGACAGCAGTAGGGCCATGAAAGAGGGAGAGGAAGCTACTGCAGGCAAATACGCTGAAATGTTCCGTTTCAATCCCGGAAAGAGGCGTGCTGCATATCCGGCGTATAATACATACACCATAAGCAAATGCAATGTATGCAAAAAAGGTGATATGGAGCTGGCAAAAATCCCCAATAATGAACTATGTGCAGCGTGCCCCATTATCAGAGAGTGTGCCGGAAATATAGCCAAATCACAAGCCGCAATCGAAAGAAAGCATTATTTACGTGAAATGGAACCTCTGTTGAAAAAGAAGGTGACGCTTGAGATTGAAGGAATAAGGAAAAGCATAGGATTTCGGAAAAATGGAAACGAACATCTGTACAGCGATACGTTTGGACGTTCATCGGTACTGAAAAAGGAACACCTGGTTACTTTGGATAAGGTGCTGAAGAAAGCGGTCTATGTAAAGACTTCCGATTCACTCAGCCATGAAAGAAAAGATAAGATTAAACGGTTCTATTATCTGAAATCGGAAATAGAGGGCAGAATTGTTTATTTGAACATAGCGGAAACCGATGAAAAATCAAACAAGGGAGCAATCTGGCATAACAGGTTCTTGTATTCTGTTACCGATAAAATAAGATGAAAGCATCCGCTGGCGCCGTCTTAGGTTCTAAGACCAGGTGTGGCCACACAGCGAATGCTTTCACTGCGCAAATATAAGGATAATAAATTAAAAGTCAACCTTATGGAAGGGAATTTTAAAAAAGAGGTCATAGAACGCTCGCTGGATGACATCAAGGTAGAACTGGACGAGGAGTTTGACCGTAACTTCCAGCGAAAAGCCTTCTTTGATGAGCAGAAATGGCCTGAAAGAAAGTTTGATGACGGTAAAGGGGCGCTCTTGCAGCGCTCAGGAGCACTGCGCAAAAGCCTGAACTCAAAAAGACGGGGGGTACAACTGGTGTACACATCCCATAAACCGTACGGGAGAATACATAACGAAGGCGGGGAAATAAAAGTCACCCGACGCATGAAAGGGTATTTTTTCGGAAAATTAAAAGAAGTCCGGGGCAAATACACCTACAAAAAGTCCGGTGAAAGAAGAAACAACCAAAGGAACAGACAGCTTTCCGACGAGGAACAGTTTTATCGGGCAATGGCGTTGAAAAAGGTAGGATCACTCATCAAAATACCGGAACGGCGCTTTATTGGTAGTGGTAGGACAACAGACAGAATCATCCGGAAAATTGCGCAAGAAAATATTGATAGTTATTTTAAGCAATATAAAATCACCAAATTATGAGAAAGAAAATATATCAGGCTTTAAGGGAACGTTTAAAACAACTTATTATAACAGAGGACGGAGAAATAGCCTTTGTCAAAAGGGATAGGTTACGGGAACTTATGGAAAAAGAAAATCCGCCGGAATATGCAATAAAGCATGTTGCACTATGGAACCGACAGGTAGAGTTCATTGAGGAGGAAAACGTCTTTGATATGCCTGCCGTATTCATTGAATTCGGGAAAATAAAATGGCGAAGCCAGACTGGCGGGGTACAAGACGCGGATTTATCAATTGGGCTGCATGTGGTGACAAAAGCTGTTCCGGAAGATTGTGAAGGCGGTTTGTTACATCTCGACCTGTTGGATTGGATAAACCGATGCCTGTATGCTTTCACTACCGACAACATAGGCTCGCTTGTCAGAGACAGCTCCATACCATGCCACGACCACGAGGAGATACTGGATAGTACAGAGGTATTCAAATGTATGGTGGTTGATACGTCAGCCGTCAAGGATAAGGTCAAACTTACGACAAAACCGAATATTGTCATTTCTTAGAATAGGGATAGTTGTAGTGCTTCTTCTTTGGCCGCTATTGCAGGATTAGCAGCAGCGTTGATGTAATTGTAGAAAGTCTTTTCCGATATTCCGTAGACAGGCCAGATATATTTACGCCAAATAGTCCGGTTAGGTAGCCCGGTTCTGGAGTATTCGTCGTATATTCTATTGACTTCCACGACGCGTTTTGCGTATGAACAACCGATAAATGCCATGGTTTACAGGAAATGTTTACGCAAAAATAAACAAAATACACTCATACTCAAAGCGAAAGGCAGGATAAAATGAATAATCCTGCCTTTTACGTAGTAAATGACCGATAGAAACTCGGTATCATATATCCTGTTTTTCCCTCGTTCCGGACACATCTCCGGTAGCATAGCTCCAGGTCTTTGTGTACCATCTGAATTTCAAGGTCTCCCAAATACCCATTCTTCTTGGTCTCCAATTCTCTAAGGCGACAAAATCACCCATTTCAGGATCAGGCGGAAATATATATAAGTGAAGACCTATCACAAACCAACGCAGATTTTTCATAATGTATCCCTACTTATTTGTTTGAATAGATTATTGAAACTCACAATTGCCTGGAATAAGCCGAAGTTCTTTCCCATTTAGATAGCGAACAATACCCTTACCGTTAATCTCGTAATTTGGTAATCCGGGAATAGAGAACCTGCTGTTCTTATTTATAATATTTTCAGACATCATTCTTTTATTTAAACTTATTATTGTGTCTCTACTGTATACAATCTACAGCCGGTTTTTTCTTTTGCCCTTAAAAGGAAACTGGCGGCTTCGTCACTGTCGACCACCAGTTTGATAGCGGTAAGGCCTTCCGTATTAGGTTTCTGCAGAAGAAGTGAGCAGGGCTGTTCGTAATAGTTCCAATAGTAGATGAATTCGCCCAGATGGAAGTTGTCTATTTGGACGATGTAGTTTTTCGGGATGCGCGGTGTCATATTTCCTGCTTTTTGCCGGAACAGGTTTTCACTTCCCCGTCCGGGACCCACTCCACTGTAACGATACCTTTTACCCGTCCGGTTCCACCGCATTTCGGGCAGGGTATCTTTACCCGTTCATGGATGATTTCGGGATTCCAGAACCAGCCGTTACCATGGCAGTAACCGCAGGCATACCCTGTATAGTAGCCTATGGTTTCTTTACCGGTACCGAAGTTCGGGGAACTGAGCACCAATATGTCTTTCTTCTCACTCATGCTTCGATATAATAGGTTTGGACAATCATGTGGTTACGGAAGATATGTATCACTGTCCTGCCTTCATCCTGCCGGAGTTCGGTTTCCACAAAGCTGCGGCGGATGTCGCCTTTTTCCATTAACGAACGGATTTCAGCGTCGATGAATGATTTCAGGTTACGGAAATCCTGCTCATTTCCTTTCAGTCCGGTGGCATCCAGCTGGCTGACCGACAGCTGGAGTTTGAGAAGCCAAAGCGGCTTGTCATTGGGAATGCTTGATTTGTAAGTTATCTTGGCCATTATTCTTTCTTATTTAGTTATTAGCATATTTCTACCGGATTGTCCGCGAATGACAGCTGATTACCTATAATTTTCATGATTGTACCTTTAGGCAGTGTGACACCATAGTCACTATCATCTACTTCTTCACAATGATGCCCGGCTGAAAAATCATGCGGGTCATCATAAACAAGTTCCTCTCTTGTACAATTGACCTTCCATGTATCTTCTACTCTGTCATAAGTAGGGAGGTCATTAAATACTAATTCCTCCCCATCTCTGTTTACTGCTAAAAATGCCATAAATGTTCCTTTCTTTCTTGTTATACGTCAAATAAACTTGGCTGGGTTAATTTTTCTTTATTTTCCAGCCATTCAACCGGTAGACCTCACGCCGGGCTTCCTCTTTCGTAAGGAATTCCCCGATCTTGGTTCCGGTGGAACCGGTGGCGTCACGTCGGATACGGTACACCACCCAGTTCCTGCCATGCGGCCGGTATTCGTAATATTCCTCAGGCAGACTGCTGCGCATCATTCTCTTTTTTGGGCTCCACATAGAACGTCTCTTCCTGTACAACCTGTACGCCGATCTTCAGGAAATATTCCGCCATTTCCGGGTTGTCCCGGTCAGCCAATAGTCTGTCCTTGGCAAGCTCCTCACTGGTGCGGATATACTGCGGCAAAAGCTCCTTGCATAAATTCGTCACTGCCGCCCAGGTGAACCCCTTCAGGTTCTTCAGCTTCGGTGTGCCGGTACGGAAACCGAACACGCCATGGGCGCTCTCCAGGCTTTTCTTCTTGGAGAACAGTTCTTCCTTGTTTTCAAGGGCGTAACTTTGCATGATGTCGAAATTCTTCTCCTTCACGACGGAAAGTTCTGCTAACCGATCCGCATACTTCTCACGGATACGGGTCATCTCGATATCCATCTTCGAGACGAGGTTCTGTACTTTGGCATCGGCCGCCGCAAAATCAGCGAAGGCCTGCTCTGCCTGCTCGCGGCTGATACCGCTGACTACTGTTTTCTTTGTTCTTGCCATAATTTTTTAGTTTAAAAGTTGTTTATTACTATTGTTATCTTTTCGCCGGATAATCCTTAACTTTACGCTAAGTATCTCCAGCTCCTCTATTGTCAGCTTACTGAATTCTTTACCGGATATACGGGGATTTCTGCAGTAAGCATTAACTCTGTCCCAGTCGGTCGTGTCAACACCTATTTTTTGCAATAGATGAAGAACTGCCGAGCGTTTCCGGCGTAATTCCTCACGATAAATCTCGCGGGATTTATAATTACCAATCTGCTGTTGCATCCCGTCACACATGGCAGTATACTCTTTATCCGTCATTTCCTTTAGGGATTCGGTACGTCCGTTAGTAAATTGGCGTACTAACTGGACTTTTAATTCCTCCTTGTCTAATGCGGGCATTCGGCCCAGCAGAACATAGAATCTGGCGTAGTTACGTGTTCTCATTTTCTTTATCTTTTATTTCCGTCGGAAAGCACTGTGCAGCGCCTTCCTTCCAGATGGTGAAGTGATTCCCGGGTTTGGTTATGAAACGCCCTTTGCAGACTGCTCTGAAACAGGATATATATATTTTCACATCAGCATCATAAGCTACCTTTTTTGCAGCCCGCCCTTCAGGTTTTATCCCCTCGCAGTGACTCACGAATATCAGAAGTTTGTTATGATGTTTTTCTTTCATAGCCTTGTAAGTTGCGTATGTAAGCCCGGAATATTGAAAGCTATCAATGATTACCACATCAGGGCTACGACGTTTTAACAGGCGTTCGCTTAATTCAGGCATCGCCTCTCTGTCTAAAATCTTGAAACGGTAGTTAACCTCTTCCATGTGTTCACGATTGATCGCGTTTTGTAAAGAAAGCCCCGTACTTTCTTCAAGACTGTCATAAGCGACCGTACACCAATTACACAAATATTTAGCCAATTTCATTACGAAAGCGCTTTTCCCATTCCCACTTTCTCCCCATATAATCCATGTGCCCGTACGTGCAGGATGCCCGAAAGCTGCTTCCCATTCTCCCTCAAAAGGGAAACAAGGAATATTCATCTGTTGCACCTCTGTCGGGGAGTAGGCGCGTCTAAGCCTTGCCTTTTGGATTTTCTCGGCCATATCAAGCCCCCTTTCTTATCTTTTCAATTTCAGTATATACACGACGAAGACTGCCACCGGTACGGTTTACGATTTTCATCACCTCGCTGCAGTCGGGAGCGTTCAACTTCACTACCATGGCGGCCTGTGCTTTCAAAAAAGTTTCACGTTCTTTGCCGTCATCCGGAGTAACCTTGTTGTAACGGTCGCCATACCGCGAGAACATTTCGGTATATCCTACCTTTTTACATTCGATAGAGCGGTTTATCTTCTCCTTTAAACCGTCTGCCCCCATCATATACCAGGCACAGCAACGCTCTGTTGCATTCCAAAGGGCTTTCAGTTCCAGGAATGCTTCGTACTGAAGGTCTCCGGCTTCATCAAGTATAATCAATGGACGTTCCAGTGTCTTCAGGTAAAAGGCAAGGTCGTCGTAAACATCCTGATAACGTCCATTACTGTTGACTCCGAACTCCTTGGCAATGAAGCGTACTAACCGTTGCTTGGTCTTTACCTGCGAACAGTCCACATATACCGCGTTCTTGTGATTTTTCACATAGATGCGTGCAGTAAATGTCTTGCCAATATTTGCCATGTCACAAAGCAGAGCTGATACACCGCTTTCCTGACACATGGAAAGCTGCTCGGTTATGTAAACGAAAGTCGGGGTCTCGGCTGCGTGCCACTCCATTTCATCCGCAAGGGAAACACCCAGCCTGCGAGCAATACATATCCAGTTGGTATCACTTACCTGCCTGTCGGTTTTCCCTTTTTTCAGGTTATTGTATACACTGGTGGCAATACCCAGCGCTGCTGCATGCTTGCTGTCTGAAGGATAATTATCCCGATTTACCGCAATAGCTTCAAGAATGCGCTGTTTGATTTCATTCGTTATTTCCATTATTATGTCGTTTTAATGTTATTATAATTATTACATACCGGCTACCCCACGTCCTTTATAGTCGCTGAATTGCGCTATTAAAGCATCAGCATCCGCTTCAACTGGTTCTACCTGCACAGGCTTTGCGGTTACCTGGGATATTTTATGTGCTGTCTCAGTCTTCATTACTACTACCGGAGTAATAGCTTCTTTCTTAGTCATTGCATCAAACTGGCTTATCAACTTATTTTGCTCAATCATTATCAGTTTGTCCTCGTCCGTCTGTTCTGCTTCAGCAGTATTAAAGACTCCGACATTACTTAACTTATCAAGCAGAACCCCATTTTGGTAGATGTACACATCACTCATGTTTCCTTCTTCATCCAACATATAGTAAGCATCCACTTTGTTGTTATTGGGAGCCAGTTTATCGAGAACTTCCGGACTGCTCAGCCAAAAGTCTGCATAATTCACGCGGCAATAGCTGTTACGCCTGATACTTGTTTCTACATGCTCACCGATAAACCGGTATAAAATAGCTTTGTCCACCGGTTGCAGTGTCGGGTTCATGTTCTGGCAAAGAACCTCCCAGCGTGTCATGCCAGGGTATTTCTTTTGATTAGGATGTAAAGTGTGATTGAACTCATGAACATCGTTCATATCTTCTTCTATGAGCTGTTCCCATGTGTAATATTCCCTATCTTCATAAGTATCGTTATATTCATCGCTTATCTTCTTGCTTTCAGCCCGATATTTCTCATTTTTAGCATAGAAGCGACCAATCCCAAGATGATTTTTATGTTCAATGCTGCGTTTCTTTGCACCATTTAAAGATTCTGCATACTTTTCTTGTGAGTTTAACGGAGCACAGAAGCGGACAAATGGAAACAATGTACCGGCTTTTAGAAAGCTCTCTTTCCATTGGCTCATAAGGTGATTCTCAACCTCGACTTGTGCAGGGCAATTCCAACCGTTACGCTCCATGCGGCGGAACATGTCACGAAAACAGTCTACCACTAAATCAATGTTCTTATTGCGATTGTAAGCAAATCCGACTACGCATTGACTTGTTACATCATAGGCGTAATAAGCCTTCGGGCGCTGCTTGGTATCTTTCAGCTTACGCGGTAAATCCCGGTCATCAAATGAAATCTTACTGAAAGAAAATTCCGGGGCATGACGGTGTATATGAGGGCGCTCATTGTGCATAAATGTACTCCAACTCATAAGTTTATGGTTTATCAAAACCTGATTTTTGGGCTGGTTCAGATAAGCATTGACCGTTGAACGGCTTAACTTTATCGGATTGCCTCTTTTATCCAAGAAATCGGTAGTATTGAAAATTTCGCCGGTAGAAGGGTCACATACCTGTAATTTACCGTCTATAAACATATCATACATTTCCCATACGTCCTTATTCCATGGCTTATTCGGCAGTGTAGCCAAACTGAGTAACAAATTCTCAACGTGTACATCAACAAGCCTTTTGTTCTGGTTACCGAATTTGCCACTTATCAGGCTGATATAACTTCTTTCTTGAAAATCCTTGACTTTTTTCTTGAAACGGTTTACAGAAAGTGGCAGGTTATGCCCGAACTCCTTTTGAAAGAAACCTATCGCACCGGCCATCTCTTCCCATTTCAAACGGTTTCCCTGCATAACGGCACGTTTCATTTTAATATCACTCATTAATCGGAGCACCGATTGAATGGCAGAAGCATTAAGGGTATATTCCTGTTGCTGTTCCGGCTCCAGAGGTTTACCGGAAGGCAGGCGGAAGCGGGAATAAAAACTACGGGCATCCGCATCCACTTCCCAATGTGAGGCAAACCAGTTTCTTAACATTTCAACATCCATACTACCGTACTTTTGTTCAACTAATTTTTTATACTTATCAGGAAGACTTTCAACGGAAACAAGGGCAGTAACCCCACGACCTATGCCTTTACGGACAACCTTTATTTTCTTTCGATAAACTAATTGCTTATAGCAACTTTCACTCATTATCGGAGCTTTATTCGCATCAATCTTATATTCCCCAAAAACGGATCGATCGTCGCGTGTCAGGTCATCTTTTGATATACATAATATTTTTCCGTAGTATTCCATAATGACATTTTAAATTCGGGGGCCGTAGGCCATTCTCACAATTTCATCCTGAAAGCTCATAAAATCAGAGGGGATTAAGGAACTTTCCACTCTCTTTACTTCCTTTCCGTCTATGAAAGCAATAACCAAAGGGGCATCCGTATGGGCAATGATTTTAACCCGTTTCCCGAATGTCTGCGTCATGGTATGCTCCGCAGTCTGATGGGTTGTATCCCAGTCCATCGCCAAACCGTCATTTATGGTAAAACCACCAAACTCTTTTACCGCTGTATAACGGATTTTGCGGGCCAATTCGCTGTCGCTCTCGAATGTTAAGGCCTTCCATATCATTACATCAGTACAATTAAATATCTGACGTAATTTGCCTTTACCGGCCTTATCCAAATAAATATGCTTTTTCATCGCTATATTGTCTTGTTGTTAATACTCTGTTGTTAAATACCTCCGCTATTCTCCCGAACCGCGGAAGTTTTGCTACATTTGCAGCATGTCTAACTAAAATTCTGATTTATGTATCCTTTAAAAGTCAATATCATATTTGTTCCAGACACTCTTCCTTCTGTTGAGATTCAAGAAAATGCAAAAAGTTTTCACACATACTTTCGTATCCTTCTGGGAATATATAAGATTGATGTTTCTCTGAGCGAAGAATTTTACCATCCTGACGAAGAGGCTGAAATGAACGGCGTTGACTATGTAAAATACAATTTTCACATTGATACATCCGTAAACCACTCTTCTTCTTTAGTAAACCTAACTTTAATCCTTTCACACACCGTTTCATTATTAAATAGAAGGTATGGAAACAGCTTTGAAATAGAGTTCCTTTCATAATCACATTATTTAATTATTTCAATCGTACAATCATTCAACCGGCCTTCTATAACCGCCCTTGTATAAGCCATCGAGTATTCACCTTCAGCCGCCACCACAAATTCAGTCGGTCCGGTTGCGGTTGCCATAATATCCGGATGCCCGTTCAGCTTTTCTACGAGACAGAGCATCTTAAATTGCTCCTCTCTGTCAATAAATACCTTGATTGCTTTCATATCGTCATTCTGTTTTTTATGTTACCTTGTGGGCAATCCCGGAATCGAACCGGGGACCATGGCTTCTATGGTTAAGTTTCGCCTGTTCTACCGACTGAACTAATTGCCCGCCCGTCTTTTCGGGCTGCCAGTTATCCGGCAATCTTTTTGCCTTGTTCGTCAATTAGTGAAAGGATACACTTCCGGTCTTCATCCCAAAGCGGAAGCCCCAATTCGATAGTACGTTTCACTACTTCCACTTCTCCGACCAACTTCACTGCCTGGTTGCGGAAATCGGTATCGTCATACGCATGGGCTTTTCCGATTAGGAAATCCGCCAAGTCATTATCACGTTTTCTCATGGAGATTTTAAGGGTGGCATTTTGGGCTTCAAGACTCCCCAGGCGATTGGAAATTTCCCGGAGCGATTGCCGGATTCCCGGCCTTATGGAATTATTCATCTCCTGAAACTCCTTGCAGAACTCGTCCTTATCCATGTTGGTAGCCATGTAAAGCCGCTCAATGATGAAATAATCTTCCGCCTTTACTGTACGTTTGGTTCTTTCTTCAAATTCTTTCTGTGTCATACGTTTTATATTTTAATTCAATTCTATGTTGATTACGTCTATAAGGTTATCCGTTCTCATGCTGTTCACTGCCAACATCGCCTTTGCCACGCTGTTGTCCCTCATCCATTGTCTTGCCTTGTTGATAGCAGCCTGTTTGTTGCTTCCGTCTGGAATCGCTGCACCTAAATCATTGTAGCGTTCATCTGTCAATTCAAACCAGTACCTTTTCATATTTCACTTCTTTAATCATTGAACTGTCGAGCGTTTTTCTTATATTTACCGCCCGTTAATAACCTTAACACGCTGCAAACATATACAAGATTTCTCGATTATGCAAGAAAGTAAACAAGAAAAATCTCCCATAAAGCAAAAAATCTTGCTTTATTTGGAAAAAAAAGGGATTACACAGTATGAATTTTATAAACTAACTGGTGTAACAAGGGGTGTTTTAGGGCAAAATAATGGGATTAGCGAAGATAATTTGTCGAAATTTCTCGCTTATTTTAAGGACGTTAATATAACGTGGCTCCTAACCGGTCAAGGCTCTATGCTGAAAGATGTTGAGTTTACTCCCGAATGCAGCGCTAAACCAAAGGCAAATGATTATACAAGTATTGATTATGGCACAAACAACGTCTCATGTGTTATGTCTGATAAACCTGAAGCCATACCATTTGCTGAAGCTGCACGCAATGGGTTACACCCTATTCCTTTAGTGACACAACAGGCAGCGGCTGGTTTTGGTAATGGCGATTTCTCTATTGAAGAAGCTGATGTAAAAGAATACTATGTTATTCCTAAATTTAAATATTGTCATGTAGACTTTATGATTGAAGTTTCCGGACTATCTATGTATCCGCATTTTAATTCCGGAGATGTAATTGCCTGTTCTATTTTGAGAAATACTCAGTTTATTCAATGGAACAAATGTCATGTAATAGCAACAAGGGAACAGGGGATTTTGGTAAAGCGTATCATGCCGGGTGAAGACAAGAAGCATCTGCGTGCCATTTCAGACAATAAGGAATACCCGCCTTTTGATATACCAGTTGATGAAATAACCGGTATCGCTGTTGTGGTTGGCTCGGTAGGACTTGAGTAGCTATTTTAGGGCATACACACGCAAAAAATAGAGATAGGAGATATAAAGATGAATATAAGTATCTTATAATCATTAGTTTAATATACTACATTATGTAGGTTGATATATTTATATATTGGCTTTTTCTATCTATTTAAAAGGCTTTTTCTGTCAAAAGTAGTGTTTTTTAGTCATTTTGTATATCTGTACACCATTACAAGAAATGTTTTTTGTAACCCTTTTGTAACCCTTTTAACTTATTTTTTTGTAGCCTTTTTCCGTAACTCTTTTTGTAACCGATAACAAAAAAATAGGCTGTTAGAATACTGGTTTAGAACCGTTCTAACAGCCTTTAAAAAATTGTATAACAATATCTTAGCTTCCACTCCTAATAAGATGGGATTGCTTTATGATAGCTTTTCGGGTTGGTAAGGATGTTCCATCACTTAAACCGGCATGCAAAAGGGTACTTTTCTTAATGCCAACACGTTCTTCATCCAGTATTTTGAATATGGCAGATATACTACCAAAGTAGAAATCTTTTTTCTCGAATATCAGGTGTACATGTATTACCTTTGTTTCTGTCTTTCCCATGTATATTTGAAGTTTTATTTTTGCAAAACTACTAAATAATGAGTATTTGGAAGTATTTACATTGTTAAACTACCAAAAAAGGAGCGATACAATAGCAGCAAAAACAAAGTCCCCAGCGAACTCATTTTGCGGCTCTATAACGGCTTTGTTTTTCATTTCCGGGGAAATATAAGCGAAGTAAAGAGAAAAGTAAACGACTGCCCGCATTCACCCTAAATCAAGGCTTTCAAGTGTAAAGTAGAAGTAAAGCAAAAGTAAAGTTCAAACCGTTTCGTTTTAAATCAGCGTTCGTGTACTATCTTTCTGAAACGCCTATAAATAAATGGCTTATGCGCCGTTTTGTACTATCCATAGTTAAACCGTTTCGTTCTGTGCCCCATACATTACTTTAGCCAATTCCTCATAGATAGGAATACCACGGCCAGCGAACTGACGAATATCTACGGCATAAGCTCTTCCTTGCGTCCTGAGTGTGCCATACAGATAGGCTATGTCTCCAAGCTGAGCACCTACACCGGCCGCCACATTGCCGAGCATCACCAATTCCTTACCTACACTTTCCGCAGAGGAACCATAAGCCAGCATCTGCTTGGCCGAAGAAGCCACACCTTGCAGGTCAAAAGGAGTCTTGGCTGCAATATCAACCAGTTCAGCCATCAGCTTGTCCGCCTTCTCCTTGCTCTTGAGCATAGTACCGAAAGCTATTTCAAGCTGTTGAAATTCGCCACGTACATTCACCATCTCTGAAACGAAAGATTTCAGAGCCGCCGCACCGCCGATGGCTCCAATGACTTTTCCCCAAGACATAGCAAGGCTTTCATTGGTCTCGTTTACTTCCTCGCCATTTTCTTTGTATAGTTCGTATTCGTCACGCAGTTTCTTTACGTTAAGCCGTGCGCCAGCCTGCTGTTGGGTAAGGTCGAACAAGACCGATTTCTGCTCACTAAGTCTTGCATTGACAGACTTGACTTTGATGCCCAATCCGGTAACATCGCCATCGGCTTTCAGCGCTTCCTTGTATTTGTCTTTTAATCCTGCTAACTCATTTTTCAATTGTTGGATAGTTCCACGTTGAAATGTTATTTTTTCCGACAATCCATTCACTACCTGAGAAGCATCGAAGATTTTCCTTTTGAATCCTGTTTCCATCTCTGCTCCAGCTTTGGCTGCATTAGTCACCAACTCATCCAATTTTTGGTTGGATGCAGCAAGTTGGGTATTCAAAGCCTTGAAAACAGCAGGAGACTGCGTGCCATCCATGCTCATTAACTCCTGCTTTAATTTTGCAATTTCATTACGAAGTCTTACAACTTCTTCCCAGTCACTACCTACCTTAAAATATAATTTCGCCATATCTATTTCTTTTTCCTACGATTAGCCAATTCCTTACCACTGATTCTATTCACCTTCTGACCACCATATACTGCGTGTAATTTATCCCGTTGCATCATCAGCAGATTCCGATAAGGGATAATCTCAAACACTTCTGTATAACTCAGATGCAGCGTGTCAATCAAATGGGCTATCTGCCCGAAGAACGTTGTGTTTCCTACTGTTTCGGTTTTGCTGCCAGCATCGACACGTTCCTCATCGAGCTGACACACTGAAAAGCCGAAATATCCATCATGGAAAAACACACCTCCAAAGCATTCCTAACTTCTTCAAAAGTCCCGTTCTCCAAATTATCAGCCAGTTCCTCACTGCCACAGATGAAACAAGAAATGCCTTTCAGCATATCTCCAGTAATTTCAGGAAGTTCTTTAATAGCTTCCATGACATTATCTCCAGTCATGCCGATATTGGAAAAATGATGAATGGCACGACAGATAATTTTAATTGTAGGAGGTTTAATGGTATAAACCATCCCTCCTATCTCCACATTCATGAAATCCAGCCCTAACAAAGCATCAGAAACCGTTTTTGCTGCTTGATTCATATTCTTAAACTAAAAGGGGGAATGGTATATATCCATCCCCCGGTTATCACTCTTGTGCTTTTACCAATGTTATCTCTTTTTTAAGAGTGGTATCAACTTCAGAAGGAGTGGTTTTAATATCTCCTGACTGAGTGACGTACCCCACTTTCGACACTTCATAGTGAACGGTAGCCCCAGCATTCACCTGCTTTGACTTGACCGTTGCACCGTCCAGCTTTACGGTCGCATCGGAAGGAGTAGGTACAATGGTTACTGTAGTTCATGCCTGCAAAGCTTTAATCTGCCCTTCTTCATAGTTATACTCAGAAGAAACACCTTCGATTCCCGGTTCCTGCACCAAGCCTTTTACAGCGATTGCAATTGCCTTATCCGTATTGGCTTCACGGGAAACAATACGGCATTTTGGGAAGATGAACCATACATCATCATCGGTCAGACAGAACAATGCTTTGTTGATAATAACTTTATCCAAAGCACGCTTCCAACCTACATCTTTAGATGTTGCCTGAATAACATCGCCACCCATGAACGCTTTCTTGGTCTTCCAGTCATATTGTCCGATAGAGAAAGCGGGCGATACTTCTCCCGGCACATCATCGTAACGGTAATTCTTTCCTGTTAATTGGTTCTTGTACCCAGTGACGGAGGCTTCCGTTTCCTCAATCTGCCACGTTTCCCCGTGTACATTCAAAACCTCATCTTTCGCTTTGATAGCGGCTTGAATCAAAGTCTTTGCGATTTCGGGGGTAATGTCTGCCGTTACCTTATCAATGTCGGCAAACAAGATTCTTTTTATTCCTACTGCTGAAATCATAATCTTATAGTTTTACATTTATTACTTCAAATAAAATTCTCACATTCACGTAATGGCATTTCAAAGCTGTATCCGCTTCCGTGCCAATTGATTCGATAGAGTAACGATAGGTTGTACCGTCATAGGTGCTTACTACATCATCAAGCAGCTTGCCAGCCTTTCTTTCGAGTTCGTTAAGCCGGATTGTGTTCGCTTCATTCTCGCTTAAATTGGGTACACATAGATTCACTTCTGCGAAAGCTTTCTTCCAATACTTTCCCGGCTGTTGTTTCTTCGTGTGGATGACAATCCTTTCGGACTTCAATTCACCCGTCAGCGTTTCACCATCAGACACTATATCTATTCCGAAAGCCTTGCAATCCCGGTAGAGAATGTTTCCTATGTCGGTAGTTACTATCATCTTTCAAATCGTTTTTTACATCTTTCCTCAGTTCTTACTGCTGCACTTCCCGCCACTTCGTAACCTTTGGATTCTACGAATGACGCATAATCAGCTTCGTTTTTCAGAGTCAAGCCATCTTCATTAACCTCATAATCATTCGATTCTCTCAAATGCCCTGTACAGTCCCGATAACTCCCAGTCGCTTTTGCATCTTCAACGAACATCTCCCCCTCTTCCTTCATTCCTGCAATAACTTCTGTTTTACCTTCCTGGAAGAAATCATCGACATCCGAAAAGTCTGCATCTATTCCAACCATATTACTCTATAGGAAAAATAGTTTGTTTCCAAAGAGCTTTTAGCAACTCCTTCACCTCTTATGCTTCCATCGGCATTCAAACAACGAACCTCTGCACCTGCTTCAACCTTTGACGGCTTGTCAAAGACTACCTTGTACTTGAAATCATACAAAGCACCATTGATAGATACTTTCTTTTCCGCACTTACATCATCACAACGGAATTTGCATACCTCCTGCCAGTATTCACCACCTGTTCCGGGAATAGGTCTGCCAAACTCATCCTTATCCATCGGGGTGATAACTTTTACCTGCAATATGTGTGGAGCGAATATCATAAGAAAGTCACTTTAGGTTTGTTACCCAGTTCGTCTTTCAAACCGTACTGTTTACACAGCCATGAGTACAATTTCATTAGGCTATCAACATGATTAGACCAAGACACAGAAAATCCGCTTTCGCTGACCGAAGATGGATTTTGTATCATCCACGGAATTTGCTTTGCACAAGCGACCTCTAATCTTGCCCGATTTTCCTCGGCAAAAGGTTCTTCACCATCCAATCCCGTTCTTGAAAGTATATTTTCAACTACAAGATTAGACGGGGTGTTCTTATCAAATACGCTTAGTACAAACTCCTTGTTACTCATGGCTGCTATCATTCAATATGGTGTAATCAGTTTACTATATGCGGTATAGCTATAATGCGTACAATGTTTAGATTTATAGATGTATCTGAACGGACATTTGGGAACATTAATTCGTATCCCTTGAATAGCCGCTTCCTCTTTCATCGAACACATCATAGCCGGGTTATTTGCAACCAAGAAGACGGGGGGGTGTCATGGTCAGTACAACACAATCAGCCGGAACCGTTTCCAAAGTGATAAACTGAATATCCGGCAGACCAACATCAACCGATGGATTCACGTATTCACACTTAGGAGATTCCACACTTGATGCCTGCATGCTCAACGAAACCAAAGACATCATTAAAAAGCCACACATGGCAAAAATAAAATTCTTCATTTCTTTTCTGATTTATAAAATTAGACAATGGAAGGGTAGAAGCACTACCCTATCCTTTTACTCGATACCTAATGCTTCTTTCAGTTTGGCTGTTGATTCTTCATCCAGTTCTGCAACCTTAGCCAAAAGAGTTTCCTCTTTCATATTGCCGGAAGCCTGCGCACCGATAGACTTCAAAGCGTCAACCAAAGCCTTCTTCTCAAACTCCTTTTCAAAGAGGGAGATTTTCACCTCCTTCTTTTCTTCAGGGGGGTTCACTTCGGTATTTTTTGCCTCAATCCGTTCAGCAAGTCTGCGGCTTTCCATATCCAGCACACGGGCTTCCTCACCGACTTCAATCACTTCACCGGGAGTATAATACTTTCCGGTGAACTTGTCGCGGAAAACTGATATAACCTTTACTTTCATATCCTACCCCCCTTATGCTGATTGGATGGATGCAATTTCGCTCAAATCGAAATTGGTTATCAAATCTGGATTGGAAATCTGCGGAATCCACTCTGCCGTATATTCCATGTAGCGACCGTTTTTGTCACGGTAGTTGGAGATAAGCATCTGCCCCTCTGACGGGATATAAGTACGTCCTTGTACTGGATCTGTCGCTTCATACGGGGTATGATGGCGCATATAACCAATGTTGTCAGAAGGTAACAGAGTAATACGGTTATCCGCGTAAATCTGCACATTCTTTCCCGTCTGGTCTTTCACGTAGTCCTCCTTGATTTCAATACGCGGCAAACCGATGCCGGTGAACACTTCGGAAGCCAAAGAAGAGGAAACCAATCCCGTACTCAACTTCATTTCGTTGCTGCCGAGAATCATCTTGTACTGCTCACCAAATTCAGATGAACCAAGAATAAGCTTGTTGAAAGATGCACGAGTCATAACCATCTTGGCATAAACGCCATAGTCCGGTGCCAAGGAATGAAGTTTCTCTCTCAAATAAGAGATAAACATATTCTTTCCGTCCACAACCACATCTCCACTTTTCGGCTTGATAAAATTGAACGGAAGGGTAATCTCCAGCAGTTTATTATTGGTCTGACCGGAAGTGATTGCAGCGTCTTTGTTGTAAACGGTAGCTTCACCAAGCATCAACAGCGCACCGACAATAATATCCATACGCTTGTGGGCGGCAAGGGTAATCTGACGGTAGTCATCTGCCAGGAAGTTTACAATCTCTTCCATTGCAGCCTTTTGGTCGGCTGGCTTAGCTGCATTGAACTTGTCAATCAAATCCTGCAATTCAGAAAGACGGTCAATAGACATCTGATAAGCATCACCCAAATAGGCAATCTCACCATATCCGGAACCGATATTCCGACGTTCACGGATGGGTTTCTCTCCAAAACGTGAATTGATAGAGCCGGCCATAACTCCGGTTACAGAACCGATATAATCCTTGAACACACGAGTAGTTACTCTGCGGAAAGTAAGATACTGTTGCCAATAGATTGTGTCCTTGCGTGTCTGGTTCACACGTCTGATGATAGCGGAAACAATGTTCGCATCATCGAATAATGTTTGAATCGTTAAAAACATATCCTACCTCCTTACTCGTTAAATTCAAACCATCCCTTCATGTTGGCTTTATCGTTCTCGGAGAACGGCATAACCAATTTTGAAGGTTCAATCTCTGCGGCTGTACGAAGCAATGAAACCAATGTAATTCCATCCTCAACCTTTGTACGGTTGTACAGAGCCGAATTAGCGACATGCTTTTGCTTTAAACCATCAACTGCAACCGCATTGAATAATACAGCATCTTTGGCAATATTCTCACCAAAAGCAGCCTTGATAGTCAATACATCGTAGTTGGCATTAGACTTATCAATTGCCGTTACTTCTGCACCTTTCTTGCCGTTTCCGACAAACATACCCACATAAGCCAAAGAGTTCTTGGCTACTTTAATAGACAAAGCCTCTCCACCAGTGGTATAGGCTTCCGTAACTCTCACATTGATTACCGCATAAGCGAACTTGTTTTTCAAGTCCGCACAAATCGGTGTAAATCCGGGAAGAAAACTTCCCACTATCAGGTTCTGCGTATCAAGTTTGAACGGACCACGTCTACGAATGCCGGTCTGGACATCGTAGCGTTCCTCTTGCTCAACGGGCGGAACCAAGTCATACTTAAATCCTGCTGACATAATTAATTCTTGTTTTGTTCAACAATAGTTTTCGTTCCCTCATCAATCATCTTGGCGATAGATTCAGATTCTTTCTCAATCTTCGCTTCCGCTGATTCGGGAGGGGTTACGCCTTTGAAGCCGTCATTTGCGAACTCCTGCTTCAAGTCCTTGAAGTATGCGTCCAAGTCCTCATCGTCCTTAATGGCGCATCGTTTGGCGTAGTTTTCGGAAAGGTTCTTGTTGGAGTCAATTAAAGCTTGCGCCCATGCAGGCACATCGTCTTTATTCTCTTCCGTTTTGATGGTTGTGGTAGTCTCGATTGGCTTACCGTCTTTAAGGTTATGTTTCTTCTCGTAGTTGGAAACTGCGGTCTTGGAAGCATCCCCGGCACGGAAATCACCATAGGAGTTAAGCACGTCCGAAAAACTGATACCCTCAACAATTGAGTTTACCTTTGTCTCGTCCGTTACACCCTCTGCTTTTTTAGTAGCGATTCGGGTTAAGATAGCAGTGTCCACCCCAGTAAACTTCTGTTGCAGCCCTGCCAAAATTTGTTCTAAGATTGTCATACCGTATGAATTAAAATTTGAGATTCAATTTGCGGAAATAAAAATACTACCAATACAGATGACTGATAAATATTTAGGCTTCCCATTCACGACAATCAATCCATTGTCGTAAATACGGTATATAAAGTAGTCAGTAAGTGAATGAAAGGGGAATAATTGGAGTGGTAGAAAACCACAATCAGGTGATTGTGGGAAATGAGTATAAAAAAGGCGTGAAACTGAGTGAATCACGCCTTTTTTATGCTAGCAATCTTTAAATCTTAGTCCAATTATCTCTATTCTCTATAAAATTAGAAAACCCTTTTTTATATGCAACAAAATTATTATTAATTGAGTTGAACCAACTTTCATCCTCGTTTTTTTTATACAATCTTCTTATGAAGTAATCTATTTTCGTATACTCTGAAGAACCTTCAAACCTTTCAACGAATCCTATATATGCAAGCCGAACTTTATTAAAGTCTACATTAGTTTGAATTATAGAATTAATATGTGGATCAGAAAACGAATACCCTATTGTTAGCAACTTATTGCAATCATTACAATCATTTGCAAAATTAGTAAATCCGATATTAAAAGGATTCATTAGACTTCTTTGAGTCTTAGTATACCCAACAATTATCGGGCTAAAAATTAAATTCTCACTCGGATTTCCGCCTTGAGCAGTTAAGGATTGCACCTCTCCAGTTATCGTAGATTTTACAACTCTATATTTATTCTCTACAAATTTAAAAGTCCAATAGATAGAGCCATGTAGGTAAAAGTAACTTAAATGAGAGTCTTTATTTCTTAAATAATCAGCTTTATAAACAATACTATAATCAGATAACAAATGTTCCCCCATATATATTTTACGCTTTGAAAGAATCTGAGGTATCATAGCGTCATAATTTGTGGTATATATTTTTACTGAATATTTCTTGTTCAATAAAGATTCAATAAATTCGTTCAATCTTTCATTTAGTAGTTTATACTCAGCAGCACAAGCTTTTTCATCATATCCCTTAATGAGTTGAATAACAATATCCACAAAATGTTTGTATATAGAATAAAAATGCCTCCTTTTCTCTAATTTATCAGATATCTCATTTAGTTTTTGCTGGATGGAGTCTATTAGGACATTAACAGCAGGAGTAAATGACGTATTATACGAATTCCTGTTTTCATTGGTTGACGCTATAACATAATTCATTATAGATTCCGATGCAGCAATCACTGTCTCGAAATTAACAGTGACTCCGTCCTCCTCTTCATAAAAAGATTTTAATGTATCAAATATAAATTTACCCCAAGTTGTATTACTATCATACATATATTCTTTATCTTCAATTATTCTATCAAGAATATCTTTGGAAAATGGAGCTCCCCATGCTACAGGAAAACCTGCACCTAGTAGTAATACTATTTTCTTTCTCTTTTTCATATTTGTATTTTGGATTAGAATCCCAACATTGCGGCCGGAGGTATATTCAGCACTCGACATAGCAACCTCGCAATTTTGAGGGTCGGTTCCGAACGTCCGGAGATATAGTCATTCACACGCGATGGACTTATTCCAATCTCACCAGCAAGTTGCTTTTGACTCATCCCTTTCTCTTCAAGAGATAGCTCTATCAATTCCGCAACAGTCGGTTTTTCTATCGGATAATGTTCTTTTTCGTATGCTATCACAATATCGGACATAACTGTAAGCTCCACCGCATTCTTATCATTTGAAGGCGTATTGTCATCAACCAATGGCAGAAGTTCCTCCACTCTCGCCAAAGCAAATTCATACTGTTCTTTCGTTACTTTATTCATACTTCTATCTCTTAAATGGTTGAACAATCTATCTTATCGTAATCTTTATGAGTACCAACCCAGCGAATGAAGACGTACCCAATTGTAAACTTAACAACGACAACCAACCGATAGTTGTTGCCTCTGATATTGAAAACGTAGTGTTGGTTGCCTACATAGTCAGCAGAAAGAAAATCCACTTTAATGTCTGATAGGTTCTTCCATTCAGCTTTTTCCGCTATATCATACCAACGTTCTAAGGCTATGCGTGAATCTTCATAGCCTTTCGTCTCGTAGAACTCTTTCAATTTCTTATGTGATACAATCCTCATACCTCTTTTGTTTGATGCAAAAATATGAATTAATTTTGAATTATAAAATTTTTCCAGAGAATATATTCTATAATATAGAATTTAGCAATAAAAAAGCGGAACTAAATTAGCTCCGCTCAATAGTACGATAAGAACATGAAGTAATGAATTATCCTTTGGAGTTAGGAGACGCTGCATTGTTATTCTTTGCCGCTTGTTCCTCTTTGATTTCTGCAAGTTCCTCTTCTACCCTATCAGCATTTCCGGCAAACATGATTCCCTCACGCGTTGACCAGATGCCACCACTGACAGCGGAAACGGCAGTAGTCACCTTATCATTCAAATTATCAATCATATATGGAACCAGTTCTGTTTCTATGTCAATGGTCTGCGATGCCTTGCTAAACTCGGTTGGATTGATAGAGCCTAAAGCGGAAACAATGAAATTCACTCTCCGCTGTAAGAACTCACCGATAACCTCACCGTGATTTTCTACCGCCATATGTGCACCCATGAACATAAAACGGAAAGCGGTTCCTGATGCTTTGCCTACCCCCTTCAACGTCTCAAAGGATATTCTTGGAGTGTTTGACATATCATAAGCCATATTAGTGAGTGTTTCTGCTTCAAATTTTACGGTATCTGGCACCTGATTCCACGTCAGATATTGAGCATCCGCACCTTCACCCGTAAGTTTGACCATTCTGTCCTTAACCTTACCCATGAAACCCTCTACATCTCCAATTAGCTTCAGTAACGGGAAAAAATGATAGTCTATACAATCAGCATAATTAGATAACAATTTCTCTAATCGGACCCGAAAAGTCTTTATCTTCTTGCAGTAAGGTTCAGGACGATAAGCATAGAGAACCGGTAGTTTTGGGAATCCATGAGCAAAAGGAGTTCTTTCTTCATACCCTTTAGACAAATCCCATTGATAAACCATTTTGTCCGTAATAGTCATAAAGCAGATGACTTCCGAATCATCCATGAGCTTCTTCTTGTACTCACGTGAGAAAGCAATCATTTTACCTTCGTCGTTAAAGAACGGGTATAGCTTATCACCTCTGAATGGAGACCATAACACGCTTTTCAGTTTCTTGGTGGGCTTGACCTTGCCACCGAACGTAGTTTTAACTTTCTTCCAAAACTTTGCCCAAAACGAATCATCATCGGTAACATACCAATATTCTGCCGCTTCTTGTTCGGAGAGCCAGGCACGGACAATCTTCTTGTTTTGGTATTTGATTTTGTTGGATTTAAATACAGCCTTTACCGCATCCAGCAGCTTCTTTTCATCATCATCAGTCGGAGTGCAATCCATAGACGGTTCTGTGCCGACCGTGAAAGCAGTTTGAATATTCACTATATCTTGTTCCAATGGAATGGAAATACGGTTCACCGGTTCAGTCTTATACTTTGCTTCGATTTCATAAGTCTTACCAGTTTTTTCATCGAAGTGTTTCTCAGCTTCTTTTTCAAGAACCTTTCTGTCCGGATATTTCTTTTTGTCAACCATGATTTCATGTCGTTCCGGATTCCAATCATCCCAAAGTTTGCAACGGTCGGGAAGTTCAGTCTTCCTACCTTTCTTCAGGTAGTTTATCTTCTGCCCGATGTCAGGCAATGCTAATATTTCTTCTAAATTCAATGGCATAGTTTATATTTTTAATGTGTGAATATTCCTGTTAAATCTTTCGGCTTCTGAATCTTACCAAGAAGCTCACCCAATACATAGTAACGTACAGCATCTATTCCGTGATTG